CCTGACACATTTCCAACGGGACTTGGTTTTGCACCCATTCCAGCAGCAGTGCTTGGTTTAAAATGATGTTCCCAACCACTTCCAGGATTTTTAAGACTTGTAAGATAAGCATTTAAATCTTGTTCTACTCCACCATTAATAATTACAACTTTACCTTCAGCATTTTTTTGTAATTTATTTTGTAGTAATGATAAAGTTTGTTCTGCATTAATAGCACCGAGATTGCTAATAGCTGCAAGTGCTGTCTGTTTTGTAGATGCTATTTCATTAGAAGTTTTCATATCCTGTAACTGCTGAGACAAACTATTAATCTGTGCATCTTTATCTTGTGCAGTTTTATTAGCTTCTTCCCAAAGAGTTTTGTATTGGCCTTGATCTTCTAATTCTTTGGTACGTTTTTCTTCCTTTTGTTTGTAAACCTCATCAAGTTTACCCTTTATTCCTTTAAACTTTTCTTCGCCTTCAGCTATCTGCTTTTGAGCAGCAGCTAATTTTGCTTCATATTCTGCTTTTATAGAATCTAAATTGGGTGATTGTGGGTGTGGTTGTGAAGGAGTTTCAGTCACAGACTGATCAGTAGGAGCCACAGACTCAGACTGAACTACTTTTTCTTCGATTGCCATAGATTATTCAGATAAAATACTTGTAGATTTTTTCTTAGAAACTTTTTTTGTTTCCTTTTTTGCTTTTGGAGTTTCTACTGGAGTGGATTTAACAGCAGGGATTTCTGCTAGTTCCCACTTAAATGTTCCGTCAGGTTGCTCAACGTAATCTAAATGTTTAGACATAGGTTTTATATACTTATCTGCTATAATAGCAAACTATTCAGATTTGGCTTCACTTGCGTTAGGTAAAACTTCACCTTGCACTAAAATATCTCTAAATTCCTCTCTATCAATGACCTGTTGATCAAATAATGAAGTTAAGGCTGTAATATCTTGTCCAATTAATCTTTCAATATCAAAATCTCTACTAATCTTTACTTCTGGTGGTTCAATTCCTACATATTCAGCAGATAAATTAAATGCTTTTTGTAGTTTCTGCTCCAACTCCATAGAAACCATAGCCAGCATAGAATTTGTATCAACACGATCTAAACGTCTAGCATCAGCAGATTCAGCTACAAATTTTTGTTGACTTAAAGTACTAATACCAAGAGTTGCCATTTGCATCTGCAATTCTTTAATTTCAGCAGATTGAGCATCAAAAGCACTAGAAGCTGGTTCTACATAATAAATTTTATTACCTGGCTGTGTTGCCATTGCATAATTTACAGATATAGCAAGATCTTTAGTCTGATCATCATATCCTTCCATCACAAGCATTGGTTGAGATGCAACGTGCAAACTATGAATTAAATCAGCTTGTCTTTGATAATGTGCAAGATTTAAATAAGCAATATCCAATAAAGGAGGTTTGCTTGTCATATTATCTACTTTGCCAGAATAAATAGTAACCAAAGGTATTTCACCTAAAGAAAACTGTCCTGATTCTGCTAACTCAAAGTCTTTTTCATTTGGTGTGCCCTGCATATTACCTGCATACGCACCATCATTCTCTTCGTACATATCTTCAACAGTTTCTTTTCTTCTAAATACACGATAACGACCAGGTTCTATTACTCTCATTTGGTCATAAATTTTTTCACCAAAAGCACCATCAGGTAATACAGCTTTCTCTGCAATTCTTACCTGTATTAAATTTCCATAATTAGCTTCTCTATCCAGTCTCCAGCCATAAATATTTGTTGGATCGACTTCTATCCAGTAGGGTCTACGATTTTGTGACCTTTCTTCTGCCAAACTAACAGCACCACCAGGAGCAGGGTAATCTACAAGAATATGACTTTGACCATAAGTAAGAGAACACATCAATAATCTTCTTGCATATTCATCTAAATCTGATTTACAGCCATCGACATCCATCTTAAACATTTCTGTCCAATAGGGATCTCCTATTAAGGATATTGGCTTTCTTAATACAAGACCTGTAGCTGCTCTTATCAATCTCTGAGTAAAAGGGCTAAATACTGATCTGTTTACTCTTGCAAGATAAGCGTCATAATCTTCTCTTGGTTCTAATGGTAAAAACGCTTCGCTATTTTCTCTTAAATATTCTGTACCTTCACTGACAGCTTTCATTATTTCCCAACCCTTCATCATGTCTAAAACAGCCCTATTTCTAGTAAAAGGACTATCAGTACTACCAATATATGTAGTAGCAGTAATACTAGTTTTAAGCATCCCTGGTAATGCGTATGTCATTTAACGACACCTCCATTTTTTTAATGCTAACGCCTTTCTAGTAGGTTTACCGTTAGGTTTTTTCATTGGCCCAGGCATACCCTTCATTCTTGCACAAAAAGATGCTCGTCTTTTAGCTGCTTTACTACCAGGTTTTACTTTTCCTGTAACTGGTGCTTTTAAATTACTACCTGTAGCACGGTTGTATTTCGCACGACCTTTTGCAGTAAGACCACCAGTTTTAGACTTTTCTCCTCTGCCTACACTTAAATTTACTTGTTTACGTTTCTTTTTCATTATTTACCCACCTTTTTCATTGTCAGATTGTGAGCTTCAGTAAAAGTTTTACCTTTTAACATCAACTTTTTCATTTCTTCCATGTGTTTTCTAGTATGAGTACCTTTTTTCTTATGTCTAGCTAAAGCGTCTTGTTGTCTTTGGGTTAATGTTTTCATTTTTTCTTCCTCTTCTTCTTAGAACGCAATTTTTTTAAATCAGCAGAAGTGATTTTATCTCTAGGAGGTGCAACGGCAGCTAATTTGCGTTGTTTACCAGAATAAGATCCCTTTGGCATTGATTTTATCTATATAAAACCATATTACCGTTAAAACGGTTAATTTACACTTATTTTTTCTTCTTTTTTCGTCTATGTTGATATGTTATCTTCTTACTTCCTGTTTTTGCTCGCTTAAATCTTGCTTTTTCTGCTGGTGACATCTCTTTTGTTGTCTTAGGTGTCTTACTTGAGACACGTTTACTAGGTCTACAGGCTGGATAACCTCGTTTTTCGCCTTTTTGACGACCACAAGGCTTGCCAGTTTTAACATCTACCCAATTTTCTTTAAACCATCGGGTAAGACCACCGCTACTTCTTGCCACGTTTCTTAGTTCCCGTGCGATAAGTACCACCACGCTTTTTGTACTCTCGTACAAGCCATGCGTTAGCGTAAGCCGAAGGATAAACAGCAAACTTACGTTTAGCTTCAGCCTTCACCCTAGAATATAACGCTTTATTTACAGGAACATTCGCCACGCTTCTTACCTCCCTTCTTTTTCTTCTTCTTTTTCTTAGTCGTAGAATGATACATAAGTAGAAAAGTAACTTTTAATATATTCTAAACGAAGTTTGACCTAATGTCTCTGGTTTTGCAAGGTTAAATTGCTGTAGACAAAGATAACCAAAAGCATCAAAAGCATGATCTACACCAAGATTTTTATTAGGTAAACCTGTATTTGGTGCATAAGTCAAAGTCCTAAGTGCTTTTATCAATTCTTTACATCTTGGATGAATAAAAGTTCTTTGATCTCCATTAGCATCAAGCAATGCAGTATTAACAGCAGTAATTTTATCTCTTATCTTCCAAGGGCTTTTAGGACTTAAAACAGTAAAACCAGACCTTCTAAGTATCGTATGGTCTGTAACTCCCACTCCACTAGTCTTTCTTGCACTTCCAGTAGGATCAGGACAAGCAATAATTCTTCGATCAACTCCATACCTTCTCGTAACTTCTTCTGCAAAATCCCATGTGGTAGCACCTCCTGTCAGCATGATCTCATCAAAAACATATAAATTGTTGTCATGTTTATATGCACAGATCCCTGCCATAGGGTCAACGTTAAAATCTAATCCCAATAACAAGGGCATCATATGTAAATCCTGTACTTCCTTGTCAATATTGTCATCACTGAAGCTAACAGCGACCAAACCAGTAAGATTTTCAAAACTAGCTTCAAATTCTTGTCTAAATGTTCTCGCATCTAATTGACTTCTAGCTGCTTCAACTTCCTCTTTTGCAACATTACCTCCCTCAATAGTCGTAAAACTCCACCTTTTCCAATCATCCCATTCTTGTTCTCCACAAAAACACCACATATCATAAAACCAACTGGCAGTTCCATCAGGTGTACTAATAAATAATGCCCAACCCTGTTTATCAGCCAAAGCAGGTCTAATAACTTCAGCCCATACATCTCTATCCATAAATGCAGCCTCATCCAATACAACACCAGCTAAACTTCTTCCCCTCAATGCCATAGCATTTTCTGTTCCCTTTAACTCAATAGTTGATCCATTAATCAATTCCAGCCTTAAATCAGTCTCGTTTTTACTCTGAATCCATACTTTCGGTGTTAATCTTTTTAATTCTTTCCATGCAATATCTTTTGCCATTCGATATGTAGGAGCACAATAAAAATAAACTTCACCTGGTCTGTTAATAGCTCCTCTCAACAACTCAATACAACTTAAATAACTCTTTCCAAACCTTCTTCCAGCAACTAACACCCGAAATCTCTTATCACAATTAAATACTTCCCCCTGGGCATACCTTAAACTGATTTCTGGTCCGTTTTTTACCGCCATACACTCAAAAATAATAGAAATTTCAACTAATACCCCCTCTTTATAGCCTATTTCAGCTTTTTTAGGTTATTATTTCATTAACAACCCTTAACAAGATCAAGTCCGTGGCTTCTTCTACTTTCCCAGATAACGTATTTAATAATCCTCTCGCACAACCAGCTAAAAAAAGAACTAGATCTTCAATCTCTGATGTCCTAAAAAGATCTCAAAGACTTTACGCTAGACAACTTGAAGGTAAAACTACTCGTCAATTAGTAATAGAACACGCAAACATAGAAGGCATATCCGAAACTACCGCCTGGCAAGATTGGGATAAAGTTAAAGTTTGGAATAATGAAGATTGGGAAAAAGATAGAGAATCTCTTCTCCCTAGACTTCAAGCTATGCGTATTCGCCTTTTTAATAAAGCTGTTAAAAAAGGTCAATTCCAAACTGCTGCTCAAATTCTCGATAGCTTAGGCAAAGTTATAGGTGAATCTGTAGAAACCGTTAATATCCAAGCTCCTGAACTTTCAATTCGAGTAGAACCAAAAAATTAACCAATATATATTTAAGTCCCCCCGACCTCATATATAAAAAATTTTGGTCTTGAAGTCCCCCCCAGTCCATAATATAGACTTAAAGTCCTTAAAGGTTTTTAATAGTCCTTAGAAGTCCATAGAAGTCCCTTAGAGTGAATAAAAGTTTTTAAAAGTTTCTAGAAGTCCATAGAAGTATATAAAAGTTCCTTAAAGTTCAAAATATTTTCTTTTGTTTACTTCGTAGACTTTTATATATAAATTTGATATATTAGATATAGTTGTGTATTTTAACTTTTTGTTTCTAGCTTTTCAGTTTATACAACTGAGCTAATAGACAATAAAAATTTCAGAATACATAACTAACTAAAAACAAAAACTATCAACTTCTCAAGTTATGACCAATTCAATTTCACTCTTTCCGACTGAGGACAGACAGACACTAAGAACAGAAAAGCTAAAAGTAGATTTTAGATTTAGTTCTTATTCTTGCTACTTAGAAATAAAAAACAATTCTAAAGAGTTAAACATTGAACTTGATGCAAAGGTTATCAAGAAACAACTATTAGAAAGTATCAGCAGATTAAGTACAACTTATTCTCATGATGCAGATTATTTAATTGAACTATTTAAAATAATAGTTTCAAAAATTGATTCAATGCCTGAAGAGAAACAAGATGAACTAGCTAAGTACTTTGTAGAAAACATCAACCAAAAGGAGCTTAAGTAAATGCAAGACACAAAACAGAATCTAACTGTCAAAGTAACAATGCCTAAGGATTTATATTCTAGGCTAGTTACAGAATCCTTAAATCATTTAGGAGAAGAAAATCTTAGTCAAATGATTAGGACCATATTGAGGAAATATTTAAAATGAAATTTATTATTTTTCCTTATTTATTTTTATTCTTAATTCTTATTTAAAACAATGCCTGAAACTAAAGTTACTTATCATAATCCAGAGGATCCTTCCTCTGGTTATACCATTGAGAATCCTTACGAAACTAAAATAAGGTTTTCTACTCCAAAGTTAAACAAAGAAGGATTTATTGATATTCCAAAAATAACAGTTATTGGAATTATCAATTTTTTATATGTTGGAGAAAATACGGATAGAGATGGGAGATGCGGTTTCCGATCTCGTGCAGTATCGGAACTAAATTATTGGTTTAACACTAAGAAAACATATAGATTTTGGCGTAAAGCTTTAAGGCCTATGTATGAGGAGATGGGGACACATAAAAGAAGATAAACCAAAACTAAGATATTATTAAGCTCCAGTATTAAATTATTGGAGTTTTTTTTATTTGAGAATTTTCTCAATAAAAAAAATTATTGAGAATTTAAAAAATTTTAAAAATAAAAATAAATAAATAATTTTCAACAATTAATCAGCAATAATGAATGTCAATAATGAATGGCCGTTAATGAATGGCAATAATGAATGAACTTTTTAATTGTTTTTTATATCGTTTTAATATAATATAATGAATGTATACTTTATTTACTTCTCATGAGTACAACAAAAACTAACCACGCATTAGAGAATGCTATAGGCCATATAGAAAGTATGGTTGAATATTTTGAAACTGGTTCCTACATTGAACAATCAAATGTAACAACTCAAGATCAAGAAGAAAAACTTGAGGAAATAAGAGAAACTATTTTGAATAGTGCTTTATCTGTTGAATTTAGAAATGGTTGGTATTCTGATTTATACCATTTAAAGGGGGTTACTGAACCGATTGAATTTAAAATATTACTTTCATGGGGTGGGCCATCTTTAAGAATTATTGGAGAAATTGAAGAAAATTTCGCAGTTAATCCAAAACTACAGTTTCAAGATTGGGGAACCCCATGGACAGATTTAGAAATTACAGAACACCAACAAGACGCACTTAATTGGTTTTGTAATTGTTTCTACTTTGGGGGTTAATATGGCATTTAATAAAAAAGAAAAATTAGAGTGGTTAAAACTTACTAATTCAATAATGAAAGATAAAAAACTATCTAAAGAAGAATTAGAAAGGTTTTACTGGTTAAAAATTAAAGGTTATTATTATGCCTAATTTATAAGGGACTTAAAAAATTAAGTCTCTTTTTTTATTGCTAAATAAGTATACTTCGTATACAATAATCAATGAACACTTCTCAAAACAATGACAGTTCAAAAAAACAACAAAAACCCTATGAATGGGCAACCCATGAATGGGTTAGTCTATCAAGCCATAATGGGAGAATATTTAATTCACCCATCTGAATGTTTAGAAAATTTAAACATACAAAAAGCAATAAGCATGAATGATGAAGTAATGCTTAGAAAAATTCTTGAATGTGAATATTAATTATGAAAAACATTAACAAGAACAAAACTGAATTTAACTCACTTGAATTTGAAAGATTAATTCAAGAAGAAAGAAAAACTAACCCTGACTACTTTAAGGGTGAATTTGTTGATAATGGTGATTCATTCACTATTACACCAAGTCCTTTTTATAAAGACTTATTTAAAGCAATTACTAAGGAAAATTAAATCATGAATCCATACGCTAACCCAAAAGATCATATCTTTAAATTTTATTCTGACCCTGCTCATGGTTGGTTAGAAATGCCCTCAAAATTAGTTAAAGAACTAAATATGGGTATATGTCAAATTTCTGAATTTTCTTATTACGATAAAAAAACAGATTTTGTTTACATAGAGCAAGACTGTGATTTATTAAATGTAAAAAGAGAATATGAAAAGAAATTTAATCAGAAATTACTTGACCCTGATAGGGTAGTTCATATTGATTTAGATGAAGATAACTTTATTAGAAAGTTACCATCTTACTTAATTACTGAAGTTGAAGTTCATTCAGTTAGACCTGTAGAAGATCAAGAAATCTTAGATGGTAAAAACCAAAAACTAGCTTTAGTTAAAACTTTTTTACAGTTTTTCAATTCTAAGGATAGTAAGTTAGATGAAAAGCTTAAATCAGATATTGTTTGGTTCGGTACTGGACTAAGTCCCTGTGAATATGAAGCGTGTAAGTTAACTGCTGAAGATTACTTTAGAAAAGGATATACAGGTGATGAATATGACTTGTAATGATGTAACTGAAGTAAGACTGCCTATTTACTGGGCGTCTTACTTAGTTAATAATGATGCTTCAGGATTAGAAGATGGAGAAGAAGATCAAGTTCAGGAGACTTTAGAGTATCTGGAATTAGATAAATGGATATGTGTAGATGTTAAAGATGATATTAGTTTTGAATATCCTTTTTTACCTAACTTGTTAGGTGGAGATTATTGTACTTACGTTTTTCACTATTATGGAAATTAAAAATGATGAGCAGGCATATCTTCATGCTTTAGTTCTTTCTATAACTGCACCAACTGAAGAAAAATCTCAAGAGTGCATACAGATAGCTGAATTAATCGGTTCAAGATTAACTGCTAAACAAAGAGATTTATGCCAAAAGGCAATAGAAGTTTGTAATGAGATGAATTTATTATGAAACTTAAAAAAACTAGAAAAGAAAGAAAGTGTTATTCATGTAAATCTCTCATTAATAAGGGAGATTTATATGGCCAAAAAAGCATAGCACTAGGAGAAAAAGTTGATGGAAAATCAGAGACTTTTGATGGCATGAATGTAGTAGTACATTACATGAGAATACCAGTATCAATGTGTCAATCTTGTTTGGAGAAGAAATAATGACTTATCAATGTAAACAAGTTGATATAGGGGATAAATGCGTTGAGTGTTTAAGACCTACTTCATTTGGATCAGGTTTATTTGTAAATAGAATACCTGCTGATAATGATAAATACATAGGGTGGTTATGTCCAGAATGTAACTGGTATGAGTGTGATCGCTGTGATGAAAGAATTTATGATGAAGATGATTGCACCCCTTATGATGTTTATTTAGCTCATGAACCAACAGAATTTTCTGATGGTGCATATAGGGTTCATTATGAGTGTCTTACTGAAAAAGAAAAACAAATTATGGAGGATAATAATAAATGAAATTAGAAGATATTTATGAAAATGATTTAATAGATCGTTTTGAGCAAGACTTAACACCTATTGAATTGCATTATCTTCATAATGAGGATAATTCCTTAAACACTTGTAATAAGTGCAATATTATAAAAAATACATGGGATACTGATGAATTTAAGTGGGATTGTGACCATGACTTAAAAGGCTATACAGCATTATGTTGCGATTGCTATTTTGAATTGGGTTGTAAATCTATTTGGGAAGATGAGGAGGTTGAATAATGCTACCAACAGATAACTGGGAAGAAAATAAAGATGAAGCTAAAGGTATAGCTCAAGACTTTATTTATGATGAGAAAGAAAAAGCTGAGTGCATTAAATACTTTATGTCTCACTTTAAAATCAGTCAGTCTACCGCTTATAGATGGTATGACAAAATTTATAATGACTTATCAATACCTAACATAGTAAATGCTAATAAGTTAGTTGAATATAAAGCTGAAGTAGAACATCAAATAGAAAAAGCTATGAAAGATATAGAAAAATTACCAATAGGAGAAAAGATAGATTTATTTTCTAAAATTACAAAATTAAAAAAAGAACTTAGAAAGTTATGAGAAATTCTCATGAGAATCACTAATTAATTTACTGGCATTAAATTTTTTGATTGTTTGAAATTTATGTAAGTCCAGTACTTTTCAAATTACAAATTTTACTATGGACCAAAAATTTAAATACTATCGTATTACTGCTAACTCAATGATTAGTTATGAGTATTACATTAAAGTGCCTGATACTATTACTGAACAAGATATATGGGATCAGCGTGGAGATTATGTTTTAGATGGTGCTAACTTTAGTGCTATAGATAATGGTTGGGGAGGTGTAGGAGATTGGGAATATGATGAAGTTATAGAAGTAGATGAAGATGAAGCTAAAGAAGAAGGTTTTGATGAGTGGGATAAGGAGGCATTTAAAAAATGAGTGATTCATTTATGCACAAACATCAGGCTGCACTTGATAGTCAAAGAGAAGAGGCTGAAATTAACTGGTTATTTCCAGAAGATGATGAAGAAGAAATAGAAGATAAAGACTTTCCTTATGAGGAAGAAGATTATTAATTTTTTTTATTTTTTTCTAAATATTGATGGATTGATTCTCTAATTAAAAATCCTATAGAAATTCCTGCTCTTGTATGTTTTTTTAATTCTTCATATTCATCTTTATCAACACTAACGCTGATTCTTTGTAAGTTCTGGCTCATAATGAATGGCATTTATATATTAGTATAATATCACAATATCTATGAATGGCTTTTTCCTGGTAATGAATGGCCTTTTTAAGAAAAAGAAAAGAAC